TATATCGATATCAATCTCAGTGCAATAACTAATTACCGCATCCATATAACCTATTTTTTCTCTAACTACTTTTTCTTCGATATAAAGTGAAAATTCATTTGGGGATCTAAACTTCTTTGTAATAACTAAACTATCTGTCAATAACAACTTCAAATCTTCATCAGACATCATACCTCCGGAAATAATACATCATCCATAAATTTTCTAAATACCTGCTCATTGACCCCAAAGTTTACCATCATTGCTGGGGTGTGCGGGTTCTGTTTTTGATTTCGACAATAGTAATTATGCTTTTCAGAATAATTCTGTTTTGTTCTTGTCTTGCCTACATTATATAGATAATGTTCTAGATTGTCTATTACTGTTTCAGCTAATTGATCTAATTCTTCTTGTGTCTGTATGTTACCTGCTGCGAGCATATTAGGACTGAATATGTTGCGGGCCCATTCGGGCAATTCCCTTGGTTTGGTCCAGTTTAACTTAGACATCTTTGTCTGATACCAATGATATAACTCAGAATCATCTACGTATGAGAAGTCGTGAAATGCCCCAGTTATTTTATTCTGTCCGCAGACAATATCAAAGCCAAATATAGGATCGGGGCAGTTATAGTGGGGAAAGATACACATATGCATCACCCACATCTTTTTAGTTTTTGTTGCGTCAACTATTTCTATATGGGCCCGACGATATGTTCCGGATTCCCAGAGATAGTTTTGCCATATAAAGTTTATATCATTGATCTGATATTCTTCTTCAACCGCAGAAGAGAATTTAGAATCGAACTTCTGTATTATTCTCTCGGAGAGGGAAGAAACTTGAGGCCAGATATCAATCATATTCTTTTAGAATATCTATGTTAAATTGGAATGCCGTATTTGCTTCATCTGCCATAGATATATCTAGTTTTGCTCTTACCTTGTTTATTAATCCCGGGATGTCCTTGAATACAAACATATTATTGGGTCCGGGTAATAGTTTTGCTAACATCTGACCTCCAAACAAATCGCCCATATGTCTAACATAGATATGAGCCATTAATTTTTGCGGTTCCTGAGATATACTATTTAGATATGTGACATATTTCTCAGTAGATTCTCTTACTTGAGGATATGGAGGAAATGTAATCATTTCTGTATAATCTTTTTCAATCTCGTTTGTTCTTTTTAGATCTTCCATACCTTCAAATAGACTATGGATATCACCATATCGCTCTAGTATTTTATAAATGTACAGTAACTGATAAAGATAATCTATGTATTGTTCTTTATCAACATTGCCGGCAAATATAGATTTAATAAAAGGTTGAGATTCTGCCTCTTTATGTTTTTCGGCAGTTAATTCTTTCAATGTTGACATAATTATCTCTTAAAGTCTGCAGGAAGACCAGTATAAGCTCTGCGATCATATTTGTAATCTCTATGGGGGCCAAATTTATCTACGTAATGCAGAAATGCTTGCATTTGTCTCTGACCCTGATAAGGAGTGCGCCAATGTTCAAGTATATCTCCTTTATACACGAGAGCATCGCCTGGTTCTAGATCAATAGAAAATTCTTTACCTTCTAAAGATTTGAACCAGATTTCCCATGGACCGAAGTCGGGATCGTTTTCTATACATACAGTAGTTGAATATTCGCAACTTGGTCTATCGGTATGTATAGTCATTTCTGCTTGATTATAGTATATCCTAGCATAAGTATAAGTAGGATATAATTTTTTTCCTGTGACTTCCTGCATCTTTGGTAACAGTATTTGAGATAATGTCTCAAAGCATAGTGCCGAATAATGAGAAAAACTATTTGTTATCTGATTGTCATTAAATGCAAACTTATCTGCTTCATTCCTTCCATTAGTAATATACATTACTTTTCGAAGCATTTCAAATTCGATTTGACAGAATTTAAGTATATCCGGAGATACCGCACCTTTAACTACTTCGTATAAATTTTCAGCAAATGCCATAATAGTATCCTTATAAAACCCTGGTTCTTTTAGGATGAACCAGGAAGACCTTTAAAGAAATAACTGTATTACTTCTTTGGTGCAGCAGCAGGGGCGGCTGGTGCTGCGGGGGCAGCAGGAGCGGCAGCAGCAGGTGCAGCTTTAACTTCAGCTTTACAATTTTTGTCCTTTGCAGGATCGCACTTAGCAGCAGGTGCGTTAGCAATTGCGGTTGTTGCAAATACAGACATTACAGCAGCGATAACATACTTCATACAAATCTCCTTGGTTAATAAAAATCAAAAACCCTGGTTCATTGGGGAACAAGGAGAACCAGGAAGACCCCGTCAGGTTTAAGCGGCTAGCTTAAGATCCTGATAGAAATAATCGTCGTTTGCGATTATGGTTGCGCTTCTTTGGCCGGGTAGTCCCAATCCTAACGGCTTTAGCATTGCCGGATCGTCCATCTTTCTACTACTTGCCCTGTCGAATTCCAGTACAGGCCCATTATAAAGTATACTAGAACTCAGTTTTCCCAGTTCAGACTTTAGAGTGTCTTATCGGGCTAATATACTTTATGGTGGACCTGGCGGGAGTCGAACCCGCGTCCAGAACATCTTTCGATCAACTTCATACGATCATATTAATATTTATTATATAATCTAGGCAGTCGGATGTCAATATAATACCTTAACTTGTTCTACCGCAATGTCTTCTTTATCTATGAATTTATACATTTCACTTTCGGTTGTGAAATATCTAAAAAGTATTTTTTCTGTATTTTTATATCTAAAGTATAGCATGTACATTATATCTTCATCCATCTAGTTGGAATTACATCTGAAGTATCGTAATGTTCAAACTCACCTTTCGCATTATCTACAAACCATTGTTTAGGTCCTATAACATTATCAGATCCTGATAGCCAAGCTGCCCACCATGAGAAAGTGGAATTGGCGATTATAAATTTTTTGAAACTACACATTATTTTAAAATCTTGTATAGGACTTCTGCCTTCGGATATCTCATCTAACCAAGGCATATTATGTCTCATCCATTCGATATCTTCGCTGAAACCTATGAATCTACAATTTGGGAAATGAGATTTTGCTTTCTCATAATAATCTATATTTAATACGTTGAATAATCCCGGTTCTAGTAGATAGTCGGTTCTTCTAACCGCAACCATGACGTAATCTTCTGATATATTAATTTTAGGTAGATAAAATTCTCTACGTATATCCTCAGTACAATCTTCGAAATACTTTTCGCTCTGCCAGTAACCATAAAGAGAACCATTCTGAGTTATCTCTTTATAATTAAATTCTTTTTGGTAAATTAATGTTTCGATCTCTTCTGTAACTTCCGCAGTTATTGGGAAGTTGTATAGGTGATACGAATGTCTCTGATTCGGATAGTCCCGATAGAAATTTTTATTTACTTTAAATGGAACACCGAGGCGTTTTGCTGCAGCATAGCCTGCGGCATATTGAAATAACTGATTACCTAATCCTGCAGTCACATGCGAGATCATAATCTAAATATTTTTCCACCTATGGTATTCTTCTCTGAGATCTACAAACCCTTCGATCCAAGTATCTCTTCTTTCCTGAAAGATCAATGGGTCCTCATCTTCAACTGCCATTATTACAATTAATCTATTAACCGGCAACTTAGTCATTTCTTCAAAAGCAACGGCATATGCAGAACATTGCATGAAGTAATCATGTATATCGTCTCTATGCTTTTTTCTGCTAGATGTCTTAAAATCTATTACTGATAATTTGTTATCATATTCGGCAATACAGTCTACAGTACCTGCAACACGAAGATGATCCGAGTAAACTCTTTGTTCTAATGCATGTATATTGTTTATGCGATTAAGTTGATCTTTGATTGAGTCCCACATTGATTTATCAAAGTAACCTGGGTCGACTTGTTCGTTGAGGAGATACTTTTCGCATAAACCATGTATCCGTGTTCCCCTTGCTGCTGCTTTACTTGAGATTTTGTTTGCTTCTGCGGTTCCGACTCTTTCTCTCCATTCTTGGATTGATTTCTTTTTAAGTAATCCTGTGACAGTTGTGACCGAAGGATAGGTTCCACCCGTCGGGGTCTTGTATACTCTAGAACCGTCAGAATGGGTAATTCGTTCGAGTGAGGGATATTCATGATGTATATGATTAAATGTATTCAACGATGCCCTTTTAATTGATTTATGACCTGCTCAATCTCCGCACGGATACCATCGTTAATTGAAGGTATCCATGGGAGTATTCTCTGTAATAATCTGATTACATCATTAGGATTCATTACTTAATTTGGCTCCAAACTCTTTCACGAATCTGTTTCGTTAGTGTATCGGGAAGTGGAACATAGTCAAGCTCTAATGCAAGTTGTTTGCCGTTCTTGAAAGCCCAATCAAAGAACTTTAATACTTCTTGTGACTGTGCCTTGTCAGCAGGATCTTTGTACATGATAATGAAACTTGCTGTAGAGATTGGCCATGAATCAGCACCTGATTGATTTACGATACTCAAACCCATACCTGGCACAGAGAACCAATCTGCACCTGCGGCAGCAGCGGCAAATGTTTTGTCATCAGGACTTACATACTTACCATCTTTGTTTTGCACTTGAAAGTAAGGTAAGTTATTTTTCTTTGTGTATGCATATTCAACATACCCAATAGAACCTTTTACTCTTGCAACATTCGCAGCGACACCTTCATTACCTTTACCGCCAACTGATGTAGCGGCAGGCCATTTAACAGCAGCACCTCTTCCAACTTTTTCTGCCCACTCTTTACTTACAGTGGTAAGATAGTCAGTCCAATTAAAAGTTGTACCAGAACCATCTGCACGATGCACTACTGTAATTGTTTGGTCTGGAAGTTTCTTACCAGGATTTAATGCTACTAATTTAGGGTCATTCCATTTAGAAATCGTACCCATAAACATTTCTGCGAGAACTTCTCCCGTAACTCTCAATTCGCCAGGTTTGAAACCATCAAGATTGAAGATAGGAACTGTACCACCAATAATTGCTGGAAACTGTACTTGTCCATTCTTCTCTAAATCTTCACCTTTAACTGGTGCATCAGTCGCACCAAAAGTAACTGTTCTTGCATTGATTTGACGAATACCACCAGAAGAACCAATGCTCTGATAGTTCAAACCAGTACCAGTTTCTTTTTTATAGGCTTCTGCCCACTTGGCATAAATTGGATATGGGAAAGTCGCACCTGCACCGGTAATGTCCGCTGCAAAAGATGCGACCGAAAATACTGCGCCTGCTACTAAAGTAATAATCTTACTGACCATTAAAATCTCCTTATGTTAAAAAGTACTACTCATATAATATTTAAAATAGATTATACCTCAGTAAGATTAAGATTAGATGAAGATTTATGCAATAATCCCAGGCTTGTAAACAGTTTTTCCATTTTCTTTCATCGCAGTCATAACCTGTTTTTTCAGATTAGATTTATCATAGCTAACATGCACCCAACCAGAATCAGGAATACCAGGAGTATAGAATTCAAGAATGAGTTGAGTAAATTCCAAATTCCCTTTAATCCATTCTGCAAGATCCGCATTTGCCACTCCCGGTATTTCAATGTCTGCCGCTTGTCCCTTGCAATGGTCAGAAGTTTTAGAACCTCCTACTGCGGCATTAACTTCAGGGTGTCTGAAACCTGAATTAACCTTCACACCGGTCTTATAATGATTGCGTATTGGTTGTAATACTTTTTCTGCAAGTAACTTTAAGTTTGCGATTTCTGCATCACCTGGATTATTTTCTAATCCGTGACGTAATGCGGTTTCGCTTTTTATCATTTCTGATAAGGAAAAATTTTCCGATAATTTCATCTATGTCTCCTAAATTTCTGCTCTAGTTTTGTCCTTTGTAAACCATATAGGCATAGTATATCGGGTACCAACCACCGTAGTCACTCCGTGTTTAAATTCAAGACTAGAAGGATAAAATACAGCTTTGCCCTTCCTAGGCTTTATGAACAATGGTCCTTTGGTAGGGAAGAAAGTCTCCCCACCTACAAAGTCATCATTCAAATAACATACGCCAGAATATACTCTCCAATGGCAGTAATTAGGATTACCATCTAAATCAGAATTATCAGAATGAACTAACATTCCCGAACCACTGCCCCACATAACAAGATCAGTATAATCA